CTTGGTTAGCGACTATAGAGATCCGCTTGGATCTCTACCCACCTACGTTTTATGCTGAACGACGTAGGACGTTCTTGGCCATCGTAGCGATTCACGAAATCGCCCCGGCGAAGGACGGTTTGGAACCACTCGAGAAGACCTGGTTCATCGTCGACACGGTAAGACCGTGCACGAGCGACGAGCACAGGCACGCGCCTCTCCAATCTCTGGTATTCAGGGTTATACCTGACATACTTAACAGTGACAGGGAGGAAGGTGTCTCGATTCAAGTAAGAAATGCCCGCTTTCGCAAAGCGTTCCTTACTTTGGTCGTGATCTTCAAGAGATGCTCTCGATATAGGGAGACGAATGAGGGTTTCCAATTCCTCATCTAGCTCGCCAACCATGACCCAGAGACCGGCACGATAACACCGGTTTCTGAAGTCAACGAGAGCAGCAATTTCGGCTGCATCATCTCGTGAGCTCGGAAGCTCATGGCGGAGGCGTACAACTGACACATCCGTGCCAGCGTAGTACTCCGCGCCGCATGACTCTCTGAAGCGTCCGCTCCAGAAGGACTTGGCTCGATTAACTTTTGCACCGAAGTGCTCAAGCCAATCAACTACGAGATCGACTGAATCTACGGGGACAACGATATCGTCACCGTAGACGGACAGGAGTCCGGGAAGTTCCCGGACTTTCAGTCGTCTGCTCCGGCTGGCCTCAATTCCACACAGAGACAATGTTGTGAAAACCATTGCCTCAATCGGGAATGTGAGGGCAGACCCCATGGATGCGAACTTCTGAAGGGGAATGGTTACCCCCCCAGGAAGCGTTGCCCGATGAGAACGAGTAGCCCAAACGAAGTCCCACAAGTGGGGATAGCGTTCAAGCATCGTTCTCACCAAGAACCAGTGTACGCGATCACTCGCTTCGCTCAAGTCGAGCGTAGCAAGAGAACCATCAACGCTCGCCTTTTGAGCAAGAAGTTGATTGCGTTTCTGGTCTTGGAACCCAAGGACCTTGCTTAAGGGTCCACGGTCAATCTCCTCATAAATCTCACGCTTGAGACCTTGCTGCGCATACTGCACAGAAGAGGGCTCAATCGCAATGATTCGAGGAGTTGACTGGGTCTTCGGAACAGAGATAACCCTGACGGGCATCTCCTGATCCACAGGGACGAGCACGGGATAGGATGCTGGATATACGCTGTTACGCGTATAGCGCCAGTACGGAAAGACACTTTCGAGTCTCTCCGGCCAGTAGCGGAAATCCCTCTTTTCCAAGGAAGAGAGTGATTCAGCAACAGCTCCAGGTCCGTGCTTGGGGATGAGTTCATAAGCCGCGATGCGAGCATCGAGCTTCTGAAACAAATCTCCAAAGAGTCTATTGGAAGTAGCCTGGAACTTTTCCAGACGCCCCCGGTCGATTCGACCGGGCAATCCAATGAGCTCATCGTCGGTACGGATGAATTGAGAGAAGGCAGCACTAACCCTTTCGGGCGTACAGTCTCTCTCAACTTTGTGCGACAAGTAGCAAACCTGTCGTACTGCCCAGATGCATTCCACATTTGGGTCATCCAGCAGAGAACCATCCTGTCGGAAGACACGGCTAAGGAAACCTGACATGAACGTCGGGAGCCCTTTGTGCCTCTTGAATCCAAGAGGCTCATGAGCCGGCCAAACTCCGCTTTCGACGGCTCTTTCGAGAGTCTTAGCGAAGCGGGGCAGTGTGATAGTAAGGAAACTATCACCTTCGTCTTCCCATCGTTTCTGGATGTACGAAACATCCATGACGACGCCAATCGAGCAGTGCTGAGAAACTGATCTCAGCGCTGAGAGGTGGAGAGTTAGTAGGCTTTTCATCATGCCCCTTCCAGGGTCGTGATTCCTGCTCTGCTAGCTCCCCTGATCCGTTACCGTTTTGCAGCGAAAGTAAACGCTGCGATGCTAACGCTGACGAGGATCGAGATAGTGAGTGTGCCGAAAATGAGAACAAGTTCGGTCAACGCTCACCACCAAGGATCTTGTCAGTGTTCGCACCGGTGGAAGCGGAGAGGAACTCGAGAGAATCAAGGACAAGCGCCTTGATCTCAGCGACAGTGAACCCCCACAGGGGCTCGCTAACGCTGATGGTCACGGTGGCCGCGACTGTCTGGTTGATCGCCGTAAGGGGATCAGCAGCAATCTTGGTCTTTGTGTTCGCGAGGTACTTCCGCTTCCGGTTGCGAGACTGCGAACCGCCTACGCGGATCTGCGAAGATCCGTCGGCGGTCGAGTAGACGTTGCTTTCCGCACCAATCCCCGTTCGGGGGTGGTTGGTCGCAACGCCTGCAACCTTGATGGAAATAGGATCAGGGAGCATTAGAGCCCTCCTTGCTGATGGAATGTTGGGTGGAAGAAAGTTCGGATTAAGCACCGAACCACAGCTTTCACTTGAGCCTTGTGAGCCCCAGTGCGCCAAGGATCGCCAACTGCCCTGATGAAAGGGAGGTCGAACCACCTGTCTTGAAACCGAATGGATTCGCACGGATCCTCTGCTTGTATTCGGTCGTGGCAACGAGAGTCTGGCTGGCGGGGAGTCCCTGCCAGTAGGCCCACGTTGACCCCGAACCGGGTTGAGCAGTTTGGACCGCAGAGTAGTCGATGGACACAAAATCTTTGTATGTTGTGTGCTCCATCGCATACCCATAGTGCATCACTAGCAAGTCGTTAGCAGCCAACTCGTTGGCAGCTATGGAGTCCCCAATCCGGAGATTCCAATCGACGAGCCAGGACCACGGAGACAACTCCCAGAGTGTCTGGGGCGTAAGCTTCACGTTCATGAGCTGGTTCATCCGACTAAAGAAATCAGTCGGATCAAAACCAAGCGGCATGAAATTCGTGAACTCGCCTTCGAACCATCTGGTAGTCCACTGAGATCGGATAAAGTTACC